CCCCACGCCACAGCAGGAATCTGTGGACAGAACTCTAAAACCGAATAGACCGCCAGCAGCGATATATCCAGTCATTGTTCCACTTCCACTCTGCGCATTTCCCTCAACGAGGTTGTACCACTCGCCGTTCCAGAGCACCTGCGGCTTGTCAAAAAACGCGCCGTCGGTGGTGAAATAAGACCAGTCAAATGTGACTGTCTCACCATCGGATGAGATGGTGGTGATTTGCGTTGAGGTATTCTGCCAAGGCTGCCCTGGCAACGGCATTTCCGAGCCGTTGATTACAATGGAGCCATCGCCCAGCGTGATCGTGCCATTGGCATCGATCTGCTGATCCCAAGCATCCGCATCGTTCAGCCCCTTGACTGGCGTAGCGGAGTATAGTGCCGCAATGAATGCGGCGGTGAAGATAATCGTGGTTACTATAGTAACTCTGAGTCGGTTCATACGCACCTCCTCAGGGTATGTTTACTTTCCTGTGTTAGACATCCACGCTAGGATACCGCCAAGTCCGCTCACGCCAAGAAGGGCAATGACGAACTTTGCAAGTCGGTACGCACCGCGTGTTTCAGCCATCTCTAATTTAATTTCGTTAAGGTCGTTCTCGATGCGCTCGAGACGCTCGAGGATCTGCTTCGTATCAGATGGAGCCATCTTTCTTGTCCTTTACCTTTCCCCACTTTCCCACAGGGCATTCCGAATGTGGGAGGGAGCCTTTAAGCCGCATGAAGCAGCCGCATTTCTTACACTGCTTCGACAGTTTGATAAAGAACTCACAGTCCTTGCAGATTGCGAGGCGTTGCTCTAGCACCTCGTCAGATACTCGACCAATGTTTGGGTTGAGCAAATCCCATGGCTTAGAGGACATGTTAGTCCTCCTTGTGCTTACCGCACTTGCACTTGCTGCCAGACTCTGGCTTAGTCCCTACTGCTGCCATGATGTCGTCAGAGAGCGGAGCAAACCGCGACTCAATAGCATCTAGGCGCGCAAGGATGGAGCGCAGTTTGTTGTCGATCTTGGTCAGCGCTTCGTCCATACCAGCGGCGATCTCTGCAACTTGCTGGGTGGAGTCACCACAGCCAGAAGCCGTTTCTGCCTCTTCGTATTCCTCTACGCCAACGCTAGTGTCTGGATCAGACTTGATTGCTTCCAGTTCCTCTGGCGAGCGAGCGAGACCAGCCTCAAGACCGTACTGCTTGCTGAGACCCAGTTCCTTCTCAAGTTGCATCCGCTTCGCTGGTTCCCAGCCGACTGCGGAGCCGACTAGTTTCTTTCCAAAGACGAACTTGTATTGCGGGAAGTTCTGCACATTCGCAGCCAATGCAACATCCTGTTGAGCGTCAACGTCTACGACGATCACCTCTACGCCGAGGTTGCGATACTTATCCTGCAGTACTTCTAGGTACGGCTTTGCCCTTACGCAGAAGGGGCAGGATTCGGAACTAAAGAAATATACTACAGGCTTATCGGAATTCTGATCGATAAGTTCTTGCCATGCGTCATTCGGCTGGCTATTTTTTACCTTTGGCATATTATACCTTTCATTATCCAATCATGATGCCAACGCTGTCCCCAGCAGAAGGCTCGTAGGTTACGCTGAAGTTATCAAAAGATGTTCCAGATCCAGGGCTGGCAGAGCCGAGACCCCCAAGGACAATCCCATGACCAACAGTAGTTAGATGATCTGTAAACGCTGAAGTGAGCACGCCAGTATCCGATACCGCCGTGGTCATTGCCGTGCTGGTATACCCAAGAACGCGATACGTGTTCCCAGAAGTGATCACCGGTCAACCCTTAGGTAGTACTCGTAGTCGTAGTTATTGTTCGTTGTGTAACCGCAGTTAATGCAGGCTGCGCTGTTGATCGTTGAGCCACCACCGCCAGAGCAGGTTGCTGCTGCGTTTTTATCCTCAGTCCATCCGCTGCATGTTACTGCGCAGTTTCGGTTTGTTCGGCTATTGTATCCACATGTGCTTGTACCGCACACTGGGCTGGTGTAGGTGCAAAGCGCAACGCCACAGGTTCGCTCTAGCGAAGATCCGCTGCATGAACTGACGCAGGAGGTCGACACGTTTGTGATCGTTCCGCATGTATTTGCCGTCGCGCAGTTTCTTGTTCGGTTTGTTCGGTTAACACAAGATCCACCACATGCAGAAACATAGGTAGTTGTCGTTGTTCCATTGCCGACATCGTTGCAGTTCCTGTTCCCTGTTGAGCAAGAGCCAGTTGTGCATGATGCGCAAGAAAGAGAAACGTTATTTCCAGTTCCAGTTGATGAGTTCTTTACCCCTCCGCTGTATGTTCCGTTTCCAGTGCATCCTCCGCATGAGCATGATGTGCAACTATTGCAGGTGACCGTAGAACTGGCAAGGTACCTGTTAGATCGTAGCCATGCCATCCAGAAGTTTGTATCGTTCTCTACCCAGAAAGCAATCCCAGGTCCATTACCATTCAGAGTGTGCATCGAAATCTCAGCGTCCGCGACGTTCGTCATGACGTATGCTGGAGAGTTCGTTGTTCCGTTGACCTCTGCAGTGTTGCTAATAACTGCCCAACTGCTTGGGTTCTGCCAAGCCAAAACCAATCCAGTTTCGGTAGACCCAAGGGTCCCAGTCGAGGTATTAGCCCGCGTAAACGTATCCGAAACTGTAATTGGCATTAGTAGGTAGCCTCCACTGTAACAGAGAGATCAGCGCCAGATGTTCCAGCACTGACAATTTCAACTTGCAGGATGTCGCCAACGGCAAGCGAGGTCACCGTTGACAGTGCAGTAGTAACGACCGAGTTTCCGACGGTTCCGCTTGTGTTTCCGTTTGTTGAACCGTTCTTAACGAGTCGATATGTCACGCCAGACCCACCACCAGCGTACGCACGAGCATTTACAAGGGTGCAGGCAATTGGCGAGATAAACCTAGGCTGCTTGACTCCAGCGGTAAGTGTTCCAGCAATGTGGAACGAGATAGGCATTTCTAGAGCGTCGATCTTAGCCTTGTCTGCTGCGCTCATAGAGCCAGCGGCTGACGTAGTTGCAGCAGAGATAGTCAAAACGTTGGCTGTCAGATCTAGCGGTGCGCTAGCGGTAATTGAACTAGACCCAGTAAACTGTGTATAGGTCACATTATCTGTGCCGATCTTGATAGCGCCCACTGGGTTTGTTGACGTTCCAGCGGCTGTCATAACAAAGCCGTCGTTGGCATTTGCCGTACCATTGAGCACAAACACGGAGTCTCCAGCGTTCAACTCACCAGCAGGACTGTTGTTTGCGTCGTCCGTTCGTGTCAAACCCCACGGCGTGCTGCCATCTCCAACGGTTGTAACTTTGTAGATACCGTTATGGATCTGGTTTGTCTGGTCCTTGACCAGAATTCGGTCATTCAGCGCTGCTGAATATCCGTCGATGCTAATTGCGCCGTTAGAAGACGCTGTAAGTATCGCGCCAATTCCCAGACCGCCACTTGCGTCTGAGGTTCCATTCGTATAGGTAGCAGATAGATTCCCAGTTGTCGCAGCCTTGACAGCCTCGTGCGCATGAATTCCAGCAGAAATGTCATCGGCATACTGCTTGGTGACAGCATGCATGGCTGAGGTAGGGTTAGCGCCGAGAGTGATTTGATTGATAGCCGTATCGCCGCTCGAGTTGCGGAGCACAATCGTGCTCGCGGTTGCCGATGCTGTTGCCGTCGTCTGGTTGTTGAGAACGGTTAGTGTGTTGCTGTTTCCGTCGATGGTTTTATTGGTAAGCGTCTGAGTCTCAGAGAGACCAGCCACGGTTGTTACGCCGTGGGTAGACGTATCCCCTTCATGGGTTGTGAGAGCGCCAGCGGCGGTAGCCTCAGCAGCAGACTGGGCGTTGTTTGCCTTTGTCGTGACCTCACTAGGAGTATCAAAAGTATATGGCAATGCTGACCAAGTGCTCGAGCCGTTCCCGATCTTAATTTTGAGGTTGGTCTGATCTAGCCCGATCTCGCCGTCGGCAAGGATTGGGTTAACGGACGACCAGTTAGTCGCCGTATCTCGTCGCAACTTGATAATGTTTGCCATAGTTATTTGAACTCCTTACGAGACCAGAAGAGTGTTTTGTAGGCGTTAAAGATCTTCGTGCTTAGTTTGTTAAAGACCTTATTGCCTTTCTCAATTTCCTCATTCCCGCCAATGCTCATCTCCCACGCATCTCGCTTAAATGGGATTACTTGCACCATTGGCGTTCCTGCTGGGATCAACCCCGTAAAGTTGGGGTCTTCTAGGACAAACGGGAAATTAACCTCGTTTGTATACGTATCTGTATCTACAACTCCAGGCATGCAGGTAAAGATGCCATTAGGGTTGTGCATCGGAGAGATGATAAGAACTGAATATCCATTTGGCGTTTCAATCATCCATGGATTCATCAGTTTTGGAACGGTTTTATCTTTCTTGACCATCGGGTGGTGGACCGCCTGCCCGTTGTCATGACCGCTAACCTTAAAACTATTATGACGACCAACAAACTCCTGCTCGCCAGAATCTTCATTCATGCGAACCCAGATGTCTGCTGGAGTTACAAGGATATATCCAGCGGTAATTGCATCAAGTACTGGCACGCAACGCTTAATGGTTGCGTTAGGCTCCCCATGATGGGTGACAGCCTTTTCGTAGCCAGCATCTTTGCCCCTGCCATAGCCTCCATAGGCTTCCATTTTTACGTACCACTCAGGAAGGTTCTTATCGGATGGGCGCGGGTAAAACTCCTCATCCACCTCATACCTGGTCGTAAATTTAATGTTCTTCATTATGCTCCGCCTCCGTCTAGCGTAATATCGCCTAAAGTTGTCCAGGAAACGTTGGTTCCATCCGTCTTAAGGAATTCACCATTGTTGCCCGTCTGAACTGGGAGAAGGTTATTGATTGCCGATGACGCAGATGTAGCGCCAGTTCCTCCGTGCTCGATTGCGATCGTAGATGCTTGCCATGTGCCAGTCGCCAGCGTTCCAACTGTCGTTAGAGACGATGACGTGACACCAGTGCCAAGCGCACTAGACGAAAGGACATCCGTTCCATTGATCTTGTAGGTAGATCCAGTAGGGATGTTCAGTGCTGAACTAGTTACGGCAAGCGCTTCAGCAGCGTTTACTGAGCCATTCGGCGCTACTTCGATCACGGCTTTTACGCCATGATTTGCATCGGTAAAGTTCTGATTGGCGTAGAAAACTAGCCTTCCATCAGATGCTGAACTGAAACCAGTTTCTCCGTAGCCTCGTACCGTAAACTCGCCGAGGTTATCGCCGCTCTGAACCGCCGTCGGAGATGCGGCAGAACCGCGTGTCTTTCGGTTAGTATACGACGAGTGGACTCCGTTTCCATGCGTGTCGATTAGAATTCTTGTATTGAATCCATCCTCATTGACCGCATGCAGAACAGTGCCAAGAGCGCCGCTGGCGCTGATCGGAGTGCTGACGTTATTGTCAATGATAATCGAGCCGCCAACTTTTGGATCAGTAAGCGTCTTGTTTGTGACAGTCTGCGTGCCAGTCAGAGTAACCACCTGATCGTCGGCGACCCAGAGGCTGCCGTTCCACTTCAGGTATGTGCCAGAGGCGGCACCGTTGACCTGCACATCGTGCAACTCTTCAAGTTCGAAGCCGTTCTTGATCAGTACGAATACTTGACCAGCGCCAACAGATCCACCCTTGACGACGAAACCTACGGTCACGTTGTGCGTCGGAGCATATGGCTTTGTGGCTGTATACCCGCCAGCAGTTGTGCCAGATAGATATAGGTAGTCTCCGTCGGCGTAGGCTTGAGTATTGACGTTATTCAGAATCCCGAACGTCGTCACATACCCGTCTGCGTTATTATTGATGTCGTTCTCAACCCAGCCAATTGTCTCGGCTGAGGTTCCGTCACCAGTAGCGATTGCTTTGGCAATCGTCGGCTTTTCCCCGTTTACCCCATTGAGATAAACGATTGACCCTTTGCCCGAACAGACTCGGCAATACCAGTCCCGCCACCTCCGCCCCCACCGCCAGTGGCGGCGAGGTCGGTCCATGTTCCACCGATATACCCGTAAAGGATATTTGAGGTCGTATTGTAGTAAACGTCCCCGTTCTGCGCAGACCCTGGGGTCGACGAGTACTTAGGGACGTTTAGTGATGCTGTAAACTTGGGCATCTTAACCTCCTTTGGTTATCAGCCGATTACTACAACGCGGTAGTCGCCAGCGACACTGCACATTACAGTGATCGCGCTGGTCGTAGTGGTCACGACATCTGCGATGACCATTGCATCGGACGAATCGTAGACGTTAACGATAACGTCCTTCGTGCCGAGCGAGTGAGTAATAGTCTTGTTCTCGCCAGCCGTCCACGTTGCAGTAGTGGCGTAGCGGGTCATGAATCCGAGGTTGGTCTTGGCACCAGCAGCGTTGCTTGCGCCCGTACCACCGTCCGCGACGGCAATGTCCGTGCCATTCCACACGCCCGTGGTGATCGTCCCAACGGAGGTGAGGCTCGAAGCGGTTACGCCGCTGCCGAGGGTGCTTGCGCTAAGGACGCTAGTCCCAGCAATCTCGTAAACCTTGCCAGTGGCAAGATCAAGATTCTCGGATGAGGTCCATGCGTCGGTTGCGTCGACCCAGTTGATGGTCTTGTCAGTCGTACCCTTAAGCGTGATACCACCGCCATCAGCGCCAGCATCCGTTGGGGTGCCAGTAGCGCCGAGTTCGAGGTTCTTGTCGTCAACCGTTACGGTCGTCGAGTTTACCGTCGTGGTGGTTCCGTTGACCGTGAGGTCACCAGAAAGCGTCAGGCTCGTACCAGTTGCTGCGCCGATGTTCGGCGTAACAAGGGTAGGAGTATTTGCGAATACCAGTGCGCCAGTACCAGTCTCATCAGAAATGACACCAGCAAGTTCGGCGGAAGTCGTTGCGGCAAAGTCGCTCAGTTTGTTGGCAGTGCTTGCCTTACCAGCGGCAAGGTCGTAAGCAGCCTTAACAGCGGTCGGCGTAGCAGCAAGTACGCTGCTCGTCGTGCTGGTCGAGTCGCTAAGTTGCACAGCACCCTTAACGCTCGTCGTGGCATCAGCAATGCTGATTGTCGGCGTGTTGCCACCAGTCGAAGCAATTGGGGCAGTAGCGCCAACGCTAGTAACAGTTCCAGTTGCGGTTGAAAGGGCAACCCATGCGCTGCCGTTGTAATACTTCAGGTAGTCTACCGTCGTATCGTAAACGATCTGACCTTCGACTGGTGCGCCGATCGCATTGATCTGGGTGGTCGTAAGGTTCTGAACTCGAGCGTTCTGAAGTTCGTTCTGGCTTAGGTTGATATTAGCGAGAAATCGCGTAGCCATGTCTTCTCCTTAATTCAAAAATGCCTGCCCTGAGAACGACCCAGAGAAGGTGATTGTTATCGCGTTGGCTGAGACGTAAAGAACGTCACCAACAACGGTAGTTCCTGCGCTATCGATAACCGTCACCGACGGGTACGAGCCTAGGTTGTGTGCAATGTTCCAGACCGCAGATGGAACATTCTGATTGTGAACGTAGGTATTTCTGTCGATACCATTTGCCCCAGCAGGTCCCTGTGGTCCCTGCGGTCCTTGTGCGCCCTGAACGCCCAGTTCAGCCAAGACGACGCTGAATGCATTCTCTTGCACCGTCACGTCGACGTTCTCTTGGTCAATAACTACGACTGTTGCTGGCTCTTCGATGTTTACCTGAGTACTCATCGCGTTACCTGCCTAATGATCTCCACCCCGCCACGAAGAAGCCGCGTCACTTCTCCACTGGCAGATTCGAGTTCAAGGTCGTACACGCCTTTCTTGATCTCTGGAAGAGTCGTGGTCACTTCGTCCTGCGCGACGATAGTGATCGTCCCAGCGGCTCCTCCTAGGGTGATTCTGCCATTCGCAGTAGTGAGTTCCAGGATCACATCCGCGTCGTCAATGCGCTCGCGAACCTGCATCCTTGCCGAGAACCCAGTGAGGTTAATGGCAGTTCCGCTGGAATTCTTCCACGTGATGACGCGGCGGAATGTTGCTCCCTGTTCGATAATTAGGTTGTGAATTCCTGCAGACATACCGTCTCCTTATTTTGCTTCAAGCGCTGCCAGTCGCGCTTCTAGTTCATCAATGCGGCTCCGCATCTTGCGCATTGCAGAATGCAATGGGACTACCAGCCTGCTGTATTGAACAGTCTCTGGAGATCCGTCTTCGTTATAGACTACGTAGTCCCTGCCGTCTACGTTCTCAGCCATTTCCTCAGCGAGAAAACCGTATTGGCGAGGAGATTCTTCCCCGATTTCTTCGTAGCCAGTTTTATCGTGGTAAGTTACTGGGACAACATCCAAGATATTGTCTTGGTCGTCCATGTATACAATGTTAGTCTTGTATCTCTCAGAGGAACTATCTCGGAAAACACGCCAGGTCGCAAGACCGCCACCAGTCGAGAAGAAGATACGAACGTCTTGAGAGTTAGTAATATTTGATGTCCCAGCAAGGCTTGTAGCAGAAACCGTGGAGTTAAGATCGATCGTGCCGCTGAGTTCCGCCCCTCCGCTCCCAGTAATCAAACCAGTAAATGTTGGACTGCTATCTACTGCAACAGTAGGAGACCATCCTTCGCCAGCAGTACCGCTAACGACAATATTTCCTCCAGCAGTTACCCCAGCAACGTAGTTTCCAGTGGTGTCTGTGCCTAGGGCGATCCCAGAAACCGTTGTTCCAGTATGGGAATGGCTGTCATTATCTACCGCAACAGTAAGCGTGTTGGCTCCGCCGATTGTAATGGAACCAGCAGTAACCGTAACATCTCCATCGAGATCCAGCGTTGTGCCAGTCAGTGCGCTAGCCAGAACGACAGCCCCAGTGCCAGAAACAGCGCTAACTTGTGTTCCGTTGATCCTTAGTACGTTTCCAGCGCCAGCGGTATCAAATGTCTTATTAGTCAGAGTATCTGTTGTAGCCCTACCGATTAACGTATGTGTGCCTGTTGGTAGAGTAAGCGTTCCCGTATTTGAAATCGTTGAGATGATCGGCGCAGTGAGCGTCTTGTTGGTCAGCGTCTGAGTACCAGTCTCAGTAACTACGCCGCCGCCAACAACCGTGCCAACTAGGTCAATCTCATTGTTCGCCCAGTCAAGGGTGATCGAAGGGTATGCTCCAGTCCCGACAGGGCGAACGACCGATTCAATCCACCGCTCGTCGCCGTCAATGCAGACCATCACCAGATCGTTGGCTGATGGAAACTGTAAGCCACGCACTCGAATAGCAGCAGATGCATCGGTAGATCCGCCGATGTATACAGAGGCGGTGTGATTCGTCGTGTCGACTGAGATCACCTTAGCCTGATATCGGTTGATTGCAGAAGCATTGCCGACGTTCTGACCCACGAGGGTTTCCATGGAATCGACAAGTTCTTTAGCAAATGTCTTATCGCCTAGTTCTGACATTAGTAGATACTCCTTGACTTCCTTACAACAAGTTCTTGCCTGCTGCCTTGCATAGGCACGTCAAAGGCACGAAGCATGTACGAGTCATTCACTCCGCTGTTTGATTCAATGATTGAAATAACATCAAACTCATCGAAGAGCGGGTTAACAATTGCTGGCAAACGAATCTCCTCTTCTACAAGGACATTCTTAACCAGTTCGGCTTTGGCTCGCTCAAGGCATCGCGATAGGCTTGCAGTAACCATTCTGATAATCAGAACTCGGTCACCGATGCTTTCGACAGATGTGGCGCTGTTAGAGTTTGTGTAGTACTTCGACGAGGTAGTTGTTCCACTCGCGTCAAACGCCTCAGCCCTAACAATGCTGCGACCCTCTGGGTCTTCACCGATCACAACGATATGGTTCTTAATCGTATCGCCGCTTTGCGACTTGACGATTCCAAGCATGATTGCGCTCTGCCCAGCAGAGAACTCAAAGTTTGCTGCGCCGCCAGCGCCGTTATAGGGGTAGGCAGCCTTATCCTTTGCAACCAAAAACCCGTTGCGATCGAAGTAAAGGTCGATTGACCACTTGTCGGCGAACTCTAGAAGTTTGTCGCCTCGGTTATCGCCCATCTCTACGGCGGTGATAACAGAGGTTGTATTATTGGTCTTCGAATCCAGCGCACTTAGGTTAAGCCTTGTGCTGCTGATTCCAGCGCCAGTTGCAAAGTCGGTAACAATTGTTTTAATCAGCGTTCCACTTGCCCAGTTTTGTGGGGCAGAGAAGTCTGAGAAGGTGAACTTCTTCCAAAGGTCGATGCCGTCAACGTTGATAACAGCAGCGCCGCGCTCTGCAACTACTTCAACTCGGTCAATCATAAAGATGCCAAGCGGGACATAGACAAATGCAGATCCGACCTTTACGCCGTACTCTACCTTTAGCAACTTGTCCCAGTAGAAGAGAGCGTTCTTACCGTAAGAAGTGTAGTTTGATCCTTTTGGGGTGTACTCACCATTTCGGTCAATGACGCGCACCTGGCATGTTCGCCGAGTTGAACGGTCAGCATCGACGTAGACAGTCCCTTCGACGGTCGCACCAGTAATCTCCTCAAGCGGGAGAAGGGTGGTACCGTCTAGGGCTGTCACACGCATCTTTACTTCTCGAATAGGTGCAAGTAGCGCGGCATTAAATGCCGATGAATCAAATCCAGATGCGCTATACATGCTAGTCTACCTCGATATAGTTAATGGTTGCTACCAAATGTCCGACAGGCTGGTACGAGAATTCTGGTGCGCCAAGGTAAACCTTGAGCACTGCTCCGTATGGGTCCTTAAGCCAGACTGGTGAATTAAATCCAAGGATCGTGTTTAGTTTAGCCAACTTTGCAGAGACCTCATCTGAAGGGATGAATGCCTCAAACGATCCTTCTGAACCGTATCGGGCAGTTCGGACGACGACCTTGCGGTCTCGACCGAACGGCTCGAAGATTTCTTCTTGGAATGGGTTAGATCGATTTTCACTTTGAGCGTACAGTTCCACTGACAACGAGTAGTTGTCTGGCGGAACAATAAACCAGTTGTCTTCGTTTGAGGACGATGTAACGACGATTGCCGTCAATGGGTTAGACCCAAGGATTGAGCCTCCGCCGTTATCTGAGTACTGCAAAACGCGATAATCGTATCGCTTGCTGACTCCAGACGAGTAATCGACGTAAGAAGTTGACGAGATCGATGCAACTTCTCCTAGGCTTGTCCACTCAAGGCTGCCGTAATCTCTTCGGAAGATTTCGTACTTAAGGAACAGGGCGTTAACCACTGCGTCCCAGCGCACGATAACCGATCCGTTTTCTGATGTCGCAGAAACTCCATCGACATCTGCAGGGGCAGTCCACGTAGCATTGTACGTGCTACTAGATACCGTCGGAGAGTCAACAAGTTCTGTATCTCGAGCGGTTACTTCAAACTTCAAACTCTGATCTTGCGTCAAATACCCTGTTGGGATTTGACCAGTTGGTGTCGACCCACTCGTTGCAGAAGAGACAACAAAGCCACTGTCGTACAAAACTGTACCAGCAGTTGCGTCCTTTGCAACGATCCTTCGTTGTGTTTGAGCCTTGCTTGCCGATCCAGTATATGCATACTGTACCGTTGGGTTAGGCTTGTTTACTGCGCCGCTCGTAAGGTCAGCCGCAATAGGCTGGACGGAAGCAACAGTTGGAGGATTTGTTGGTTTGAATACGCGATAAGAACTGTAGTCACCAGTATCATTTGCACCAGCGCCAGCGTTGTCCTTATAGCGTGCTCGGTATCGGTATTGAACATCTAGTGTTAGCGTTGACCCGCCAGCACCAGCCGTTACCGTTGAGTTTGCTTTGTTTAGACCGTTGGAAGTCACGCTAAGACCAGATGTCTTGGACAACGTGTACATTACCACCGAGTCTGAGACCCTGCTGACTTCCACTTCTAGGGATGTCGGCGAATCTGGAAGACCATACCCAAGATCTGGGTCTGAGAACTGGATATCAAACGTTGGGTCAAGCGATCCTACCGCAGCACCATCTGATGGTGAGAGCGGATTTGCGACAGGCTTGGAGTTCACATGGAACATCGCCTGAGCAGATTCTGCAAGCGGTTGACCATTGACTGTGGCTTGCACTGTCCAGAAATATCGGTTATCAAACTGTAGTGCCGTTGAAGCATAAACGTACGAGATGCTTGTCGCTGGCGTTGGACTTACTGGTCCAATCGTTGCGTACAGCGTTCCGCTTGTGTCGTATACCCTGATTGTGTACACGCTAATGTTTGACAGAGCCGTAAAGGTCAATGTTGGGGTTAGTGTCTTTACCCAGCCCGTGTTCGTGTCGTCGTTCGGAGTTGCGAGAGTTACTCCGCCAGCGAATGTCGAGAACGATGCTGAAGAAGAGACTGACGAAGAAAAGCCATAGGTATCCTTGGTTGTCGCCGTCCAGTAGTAGTTTGTTGCAGCAGTCAGTGTGATACCGCAGGCTACGGCAAATGCACCGTTTGCTGCTAGCGTCACATCTGTGCTATCCCAAACAAGAGTTCCGTCTGTCGTGTAAACCTTTACGCGAACAGATGCCACCCTATCCCCAGTATCCGTATCGCTTGACGTTCCAGTGAACGTTGGCGTTAAGGTACTCACGACAGAGCCGCCGCTAGGACTCAATCCACTTGGCTTTGATGGTCCAAGGTTGATATTGAACGTGTTAGTAGTGGTCGAGTAAGGACTCCACGCCCCTGCGCTATCCTGGGTCTTAACACGCCAGTAATAAGTCGAAAGCGGAGTCAGACCGTTTGCTCCTGCGTAGTAGTCGGCAATTGTTGAGGAATTACCGCCAACTCCAGATACCGTTTCCGTGAACGAAATCGTCGAGAAGTCGCTCGCTGCAGAAACATCGATCTGGTAGCCAGTGATGTAGTCGTTCAGGTCAGCGTCGTTCTGCGTAAAGTTAAAGGTTACGCCGCCGTCCTGCCGAGCATTCCCCGTCGGAGAATTCACGGTCGGCGCAGTAGGAGCGGTGTTTGTAGTGTAGGTAATATTCAGCGTTGGTCGCGAAGCGGCTATCGCTGGTTTCATTGCTTACGTAAAGAATGAAGCCATTATTGGTAGCCCCGCCGAACCAAGACCTTACCTGATTGGTAACGTCCACCGTCACAGTGGTAGGTCGAGTCCCGCTTACTGATACCGAGGTCTGGTCGCTAGTGTCGTAGTCGGTCCCAGCGGTATCGTGCTTATTGTAGTTGTTATAAGTATTATTGACGTACTGAGTCCAGTTGTTTTCCGCGCCAGCGTCCTCAGTCCAAGGGACAAGGCTGCGTGCAACATTAAGAGTCTTTGTGCTCGTACCCCAACTGTTATGTGCAGGGCTTGTAGTAGTAGTGAGCACGAGCGAAGCGCTTGTAATGCTGGCAATACCAGTGAACGAGATAGGGAAGTAAATCAGTGATCGGAAGCGATATGCTCCGTCACCTGCGTTTCCAACAGGATGGTGCTGGTCAAAACCGTTCCAGTCGGAAGCGAGAATTGTCCCTGATGCTCCACCTGCAAGTGTGCTCGCGTCTTTCGTGCTCTTAAGTGAAATGGTTGCCATATTGACCTCTCGGACTGTAGAAGGGGGGCGGGGCGGGATTTCCCCGCCCCCCCACTATTACTGGGTCTTGATGCTTTGGCGAAGGTTCGTAATGAACTGATCGCCGCTGAGAAGCGCTGCAACCTCCGAGGCTGTAGCGTTCTTGAGAGCGCCAGTTGGATCGCTGATCACATGTGTGATCTCCAACTTTTGCCCAGCGCCAGTCGTGCTGGAGTTGCCAGCCGTACCGAGGATCGACGTGAGCCGATCCGTCTGCGCCTGAAGTGCTCCCTCGCGGGACTGCATTCCAGCAATCAACTGGTCAACGAAGTTAGCGCCAGTGCTGGCGACTCCTGCGTTGAACGCGACGATACCGTCAATGATTGTCTGGATCGAGTCTTGGAGCGCATTGCTCAATCGTGTCGGGTCATCCGACGCGGTTGCGGCAATGCCGAAGAATGTGTTGATAGCCTCAGCAACCCTGCTCGCTGCATCTGCTGCCGAAGCGATCTTTTCGATCTCTGCGGCGCTATACATGCCAGCAATTGCGTTCATTCTTGTCAGGCTCTGCTCGATCCATCCGAAGACCTGATCGACATCGATGACCGTATTGAACTCGTCAAGACCAGTGACCGTTCGATAGAACGCTTCGTAGGTCTTGGTTACTGCGTCAGCAACTGCGCTGACCACATCGCTAAATGTCTTTGTAGATTCCAGTTTCTTGATGTCATACGCAAGTCGGTCGCTTAGGCTGACCATCTTGCTAATTGCCATCTGCATCGTTGAGATAATATCGTCAACGATTGATTCTAGCGGTGCCACAAAGGTGTTAATATCTTTGAACGTATTGACGGTAGCGCCAATAGCATCCATAATCGCCTGTGCAGGTTCAGCAAACTTTGCAGCCGCCTCAGCCTTGACCAGAGATCCAAATGCCGCCGATCGAGCAACGAACGTCTTAACGATCGATGCCATATTGTCGATTACCCGACCAATCAGCGTTGCGCTTGGCATGGTGATCTCTTCTGCGAGATCCTTGAACACGCCAGCCGCAGACCCTACTGCGCTTACGATTGCTTCTGCGGCATCGGCAATTTTTGACTTAGCCTCTAGGACTTTGATCGTACCGATTCCAGCAGTCCCAGCAACGAACGCCTTGACTACCATCTTAATGTTGGTAATCAGTTTGTCGATGTATGCTTTTGGCTGGAACGTTCCAACCTGTTCCTGAAGATCCTTGAATGCGCTTACTGCAGATCCGACCGCTTGCGCAATGTCAGACGCTGCGCTCGAGATAGCAGCCGAGTTTGCAAGTTTCGTGGCATCAAAGCCAGTCATCTTTGCAACGAATGTGCTTACTACCTTGTGAAGAGCAACGATAACTGCTGTAATCTTTGCTGCTCCTGGTACCTTGACGCTAGCCAAGCCCTTGAACGCATCGACTGCATCGGCTACCGCGCCGATAACTTTTTGTGCATTCTCGCTGAAGTCAGCAGCATCCTGCTGGGTCTGCGTAGACAGACCAGCAACAGCCTCTGCGACCAGTTCGATAGCCCTCTTAACCGCTGCGGCAACCTTACCCATGGACTTGTTTACAAGTGCCATCATGTTAGTATTGCCGATCTCGGCAAGCGCTTTCTTTAAATCAGCGCCCTGCCGAGCAACGTCAAGAGCCTTCTCGAGCGCTGTTCTTGTATCCTCAGCGACAGTATCAATGCCTTCAGCAGTGCTGCCATCCTTGTTTCCAGGGAGGTCAGCCCACCACGAGTCTCGCATAGAAAGAACTTCTGCGCGAGTCCTACCAAGGGCATTAGTGAGACCGATTTCCTTTTCTAGTACTGCGTTACGAGCCTTGAGTTTTGCAATCTCTGCATCAATTCTTGCTCGCTCAGCAAGGCTTGCTCCAGCCTTTGAAGCCTCTAGTTCAGCAATCTTGTTTATGTTATTGCCGAGTTCGATGCGCATGTCGTTTACGCCGTTAGCAACCTCGTTAGCAAACGTGCTGAGGTTGTCTGCAGCGCCACCGATTGCATCAGCAAGCCCATTAACAAATCCTGTGACTGCGCCAATGCCAGCGCCAGCGATGTCAACAATGGTGCCAACAATCGGTAGGTCACCAAGACCCTGAATGAGTCGAGCCGTCAATGCACCGAGTGCTTCGCCGACTGCGCGGATAATATCGAATACTGCAACAATCAGATTGAACAGACTCAGAATCCATTCAATAAGCATTGCGAATGGGTTGAATGACTTCGTTGCGTCTTCTCCAGCCTTCTTAGACTGGGTAGTGAATACCTTGAAGAAACCAGAAACGAAACCAATCATAAACTCAATGATGACTGCGATCGGGCTGAAGATTCCTTTGATGGCAGATCCAGCCTTGAGAGCACCAGTCTTGAGGAAGCCAAAGAGTTTTGAAACCATTGACATAAGGGTTTTTACGCCCTTAGAGTTAAAGAGCGCCGTCGCAGCGCCCTTAAGAATACCTACACCAGCACCACCAGCAGCGACAGCGCCCTTACCAGCAGCGGTTACTGCAGCACCGCCAGACTTGGCAATGGATACAGCGCGCTGAGCAATAGGCTTGATAGCCTCTGCAACGAACCTAACCTGCTGCCTTGCAGCAGCGGCAAAGTTCTTGATGCCGACCTTCATTGAATCGAAGGCGGTTGAGATTGTTCGGCGAGCACCACCACTCTTAAAGTAGTTAACACTTGCCTGAACCCTACCGAGACCATTCTGCAACCCAGTCTTGATCGACTCCAGCATAGCGCCAAAGTTGAACTTCTGAAGGTTGCCGACGGTGGCATCGTAGAAGTTGAGAATAAACTGATTGAGTTTTGGTCCGACCTTGCCGATAGTCTGCGCGGCGACTCGCCTTGCAGTGGCTACCCTGTCTCCGAAGGAGATGAGCAAACGCTCTCCTCCCTCAAGACCTGCCATCATTGCATCTCCGCCGACGCGGATGTATGCTTCCCATGCACGATTTAGTGCTGGTCGGATAGAAGGAATAGTCTTAACAAGGAAACGCTCACCAGCCTCAAGCGACCTGATCATGAGATTTCCGCCCTTGAGGACGAACGCTTCCCATGCCTTTGTCATCTGAGCCATCGCAGCCCTTGGAATTGCCTGAGATGGTGTCATCGTTCCCTGAGCGCTGATTGCACCGTAGAATTTCTGCACCTTAGGGCGCTGCTCTACGAAGTCAATACCACGCTGGACAATCGAAGGCTGCTTTGCTCGTGCAGTGCTGATTCGTCGCTGGAGATAATCCATCGCTCGACCAGGCATACCGCCGATCTGAATTGCCCTAGCACGGGCAGCCATCCCAGCACCACGAATTCCTTCCGCTGCACTTGAGATGATTGGGGTAGCAGCGGCTGAGATTGCGCTACGTGCTGGTGCAGTGACGCGAGCCACCGTTGCGCCAACACGCTTTCCTACCATGACAAGCGGGTTTACGACCGCTCGCGTAATAGTCTGCCCAAGAGCAGCAAAGCCCCTTTGCAGCGCTGCGAAAAAGACAGACCACTGGTTAAGTTTGAGAATGTTCTTAATTGGAGCAATAAAGTTATTTTTAATCGCTGGACCGACAGCAGTTTCTTTTGCAAGGAACTGAAGTTCTCGGTAGCCTACGCCAAGCAAGGCGATTGTGCCAGAAAGAACAAGCATTGTCCCGACAAGCGCGAGAAGCGCGCCGCCAAACAGAGTGACTGTACCAATGAGACCAGCAATACCCTTATTGTTAAGGATCATTCCTTCAAGGCTCTTTGAGAACCCTTCAGAAGCGTCAGCAGCGGCTTCAAGTGCTGGGGACATTGCGTTACCAAGAGCCATACGGATCGCTTCAAAGGACGCAGTAATTCTTGTCTGCGATGCTTTTGCAGAGTTGCCGATGGTCTCAAGGTCGTTATTGAAGTCTTTAGTCGCGTTTGCGAGGACTTCGGTGTACTTGCTTGTCTCGAAGAGGCTCTTGCCGTATTGCTCATATGAAGCAATACCCTGCTGGATCGTCGTGACCAACGGAGCCATTTCGTTCTGAGTCGTCATGATGGCAAGGATCTCAGCACGTCGTGCTGGTGTCACTTTCATCAATGCTTGAGTAAGTGTATCAATGTACTCGCGGTATCCGATGAAGGAGCCGCCGCGCTTCATAACGGTGTCAAAGGTCTTCCCTACTCCCATTGTGGAAGTAAAGAGACCGTCAAGTGCCTTTCTAGCCTCGTTGCTAGGATCGACCATCTTGGTAAGCGTCTGTCGGAGTGCTCGACCAGCCATACCGCCCTTGATCTGTTCATCCGAGAACTCGGAGAGAATGATCAATGCGTCATCGAAAGATGCGCCCATCTGCTTTGCGATAGGACCGACCATCTTGAAGGCTTCGAAGTAGTTCGTCATTTCAGCCGCAGACTTCTGCGTCACTGAATAGAGTTTTTCCATGATATTAGGAATGTCGGTCATGCTCATGCCGAATTCCTGGACGATACCGTTTACGCCCTTAATCGCGGTTTCTAGGTTCGTCGATGTAATACCAGCAGCCTGAAGAATAGGCGTGAACTGGCGCATGACTTCGTTAAGATCTTCCTGATTCTTAACCGTCACACCTGTGGTAGATGCGTAGAAGTATAGACCTTCGGTAATGGTCGTAGCGTCGAACATACCGAACGATCGTGCAAGATCGTTAGATGCCTTGATGACCATATCGACAGACTGCGCCGTTTGCCCAGCGCTGCCAGTCGCCATGTCGAATGACGCTACGGCACGTCTAGCCTGATAATCGATTTTAGCGAATGCGTCGATCCAGCCCTTAACCGCGTCCATCGCGGCGCGACCGAGCGCCTGAGCCTGATAGCCAGCAACCGAAAGAGCGTACGCCTGCCTGCGTGACTGATCGATTGCTCGCTGTGTATCTCGGTATTGCTGCTGATTGTTCTTAGCAATACGCTTCTGGGCAGCGTCCTTCTTGTGGAATGCTGCAAGTTCCGCGTTCATTGCTGATGTTTGAGAGCCAGCGCCTGCTGCGCCGCCAGTAAGAGCCTTCTTCATCTTAGAAGAACCAGCAATAATCTGGTTAAAGCCCCGATTATTACTGGTACTGTCAATATGAATATTTGCGTCTCGTGCCATTGCAATACCTCAAATAAAAAGAGATGCCCACCCCGTGTCAGACGGGGTGGGCGCGTCTGCGGGCTATTTAGTCAGTTGCTTCATTGCCACCGTGCGTTCTGCCAGCATGAACTGGAAGAAGGAATCTACGATGAATGAGGGCTGATCCAACAGTCCGCCAGAGTATGGCAAGCAGATGTAACCAGTTGGTACATTAACCATCCTGATTTCAGTCTGCTTGCCTCCCTGCTTTGGTACTTCGTGGATGACCAGTTGTCGCGTTCGACATTGGTCGTAGAGGGCGTAAGCCTCGCCAAGCCTAGGATATTGCTCGATCACTCCTGAACGAGCGTAACCTTCGGCTGCCCCTTTAGCGAGGTCAAAGGCTTTCCCTCTTCCGCCTTATTCAACGACTGAGCGTTGAAGTGCTCGAACAGTGTGTTATCAACCCACTGTGCAGCCTCGGCGGAAAGGGCGTAATACGTCTCAAGGGATGGAGCGTCATCGACGGACCAGCCAACGAGAATATTCTTGAACAGCGTCTCCACGATGCCCTCGACGGTCGAGATCATCTGTGCAGCCTCAGCGCTCTCAAAGCCAGCCGAAGGCATCACCTTGAGAATTGCGTTGACCTCTCGCTTGGAAAGGTTCTGTCGGAGATCGAGCCAGTCACCTGACTCGTGTGTGTATCGCTTAACCTCATTGAGGTCAACGGGACGAAGGAAAGCCATGGGAGTCATACCCCTCTCTTATATACTATTGATTAATATCAGGCAATGCCAGCGGCAGCGCCAGTCTTCGTGTTCACGAGCGTGACAGTGGCGATGTCGCCGCTGACAGGCTTGAGCACGGTGCATTCAACATCCTGCGAGATGAAGTCGCCAGCCGAAAGCGGAACGCCTACGGTGCGGTACTTGACTCGTGGGAGATTGACCACAAGGCTGTGGTAGGTGGTTCCGCCGATGAGAGGACCACGGAACGTCAACTCAACAGCGAACTCGCTGTCGTTGAGAAGTCGGTCGTACTCAGTCCCATCCTGGAAGTCCATGCTCATTGAGAGCGTGATCTCTCGAGCGCCCATCGCCACGCGGCTGTAGCCACGGGTCTGGCGAAGCGTACCAATGTGCTCCACATTGTTGTTGACCGAAAGCGTTACGTCCTTGACGATGGCGCTATCCGAGCCGCCGATCGAAACCTTGGCTCCATTGAAGTGGAACGGGTTGACCGAGACCGCTGCGTAAGCAGGGGTCAGCGGGGTCGCTGGGGAGATGCGCTGACGGTTAGTACCGTCAAGACCGATAGAAGCGGTCACGATCTCGCCGTATGAAGCGCGCAGTTCGAGCGTGTTCACGCGAACACCTGAGTACTGCATCTGGAGTGCGCCAGTCGATCCGCCGTCAGTACCAGCAGCGTACGTTTCAAACGTAAGCGTTGGCGAGGCGTTTCCTGGCGTGAAGACGTGGCTGTACGAACCGCTTGCACCAGAGGTGCTTGCGCTCGAGGCAGCAAAAGCCGACTTCAAGAGGAGTTCAACGTCCTCTGAGACCAGTGGCATTTCGAGCGAGCCGTTCACAACGAACGGTGCAGGAAGCGCGAGCGTCATGTCGCGCGAGCCACGAATGGTCATTGGTGAGAGATAGTCGTTAGTGTCGTCGAATGATACGCTGGTAGCGGCAAGGAACTTATCTGGGGTAACGAACGTACCCTCAGTGGTCTCCTTACCGAACACGACGTAACCAAGTGCGCCGACTCCGATGTTATTAGCCATGGCTATTTATTCTCCATATCTTATCGGGCAAAGCCCTTTGAAATCATCAGGCTTACCCTGCCTGTCTTGACGATCGCGTTTCCGCGTGGCTCGACATCATATGTCGTATCGAGCACTACCGTGTCGATAACGAGACCGTCGAGTTGCCGCTTGTCTTGCTGCCTAAACCACCGCGCGATGAGTTCTGCAGCCTGAACCAAGATCCTGTCACCAATCGCCTCCGAAGAGTCGAGTTCAAAAAACTGGCGTGCATCGATCATGAGCAGAATGTCCACATTTAAGGACCTGCGATCGTACCCAGTTGTCTCTGCGTCTGGTGACTCAGACTTTGGTTCCACAATAATTGCTGGCATCAGGCTCTGTGGGATGACTCCAGGGTCACCGAAGTACACATCCTTTACCTCCAGAACATCAGAGATGCCATTAGATGTTCGAGGAAGAGCGATCATCGCCTTAATTTCTGCGATGAGTCGATCAATTACTTGTTCCATGTTCCCTCCTAGGCGCGATGCCAAGCCTTACCGCTGCGGAGGAATCTCTCCTCAACAGTTTCAATGTTATCTTGGTTCAGCACGATGCTATTGAGAACTGATTTCTTAATAGCACTTCCGATGAACTTGTAACCTTGACTCGACTTATTCTTGATATCGCCAATCGGATAGAACTTTCGCGGAGGGACTGGGCGAGCGCCCTGACCCCATACCGACGAAATGTAACCATATTGGTGTAGCGCCTTCCACGAACCCGCACCAGGCGAAAGGTCCATTCGGAAAGAAGCCATTCTTGTTTCTTTGTTGCCGCTGATTGCCATAAGAACTTTTAGTTTGATCTTGTCGGCAGCAGCCTCAGTCTTAAAACTCGAGTTGCTTTCGTGGCGAATTCCTTCTCCGCCCCTGCTCTTTTCTCCAGTGACCACGCTTTTCAGCGCGCCAGTGTTTCGAAGAATGTGGTCGTAACCACGAGTAGGCAAATAGGCTCCACCAGCAGCAACTTTGCTTTCACCGTCCGTTCTGGACCTTCGACCCTTTAGGGTTTGCAGGCTTTTAGATGGACGGATCTGATTTGCGGTAGCAGCAGTAAGGCGTTGCCATTTCTGACCGCCATATGCGCCTTCTGTCTTGAACTGCTGCTTGGCAAACTCGTACATGCCCTTCTCGACGTTCTTAAAGATTGAGGCATATCGGCGAGAATATCCAGCAGTTCTCCTACGCTGGTTAATCATGTTGTCAGCAATAACCGTCAGCGTTTCGACTTTGATGTCTAGCGTTACAGACGGCAGTCTCCTGTCGGCAAGAGAAGCCATAGGGATCATTCGCCCACGAGGAGTAATCGCGTAAACAACTTTTGACCTAGCAAAGATTCGCTTTGTCGTTTGAGGTGAGCGCATCATGGCTACACCCCGATTCGGCGACGGCGGTAAATCCCTAGTAGGTCAGCGATCTGCTGTGTGCTAAGTGGAATAATTTCTGGAACCGTATCCTGAGCGCCTCCATAGTCAGGCTTCAGCAACTCGCTCATGAATAGCGCCGTCGCATGCTTGATGGCTGGTGGAAGCGATGCGTACCCTGCGGTGTACACAATGGTGTACTTCGATGCAGACGAGAAGTTGGTGATCTCGCTGTTAGGACCAAGGATAATCTTGCCGTACTTGTCATGATCGGTCGTGCGCGTAAGTGACGAGCCAGTTACCGTTGTAACCACTGGGGTCTCGGCAACGGTCGTCTCAGTTAGCGACGTGATCGAGATGATTGGATACTGATTTGTTAGGTAGGTTGCGGTGTTGTCGCCCAGGAACGTTTCGGTGTAGGTGGTCTGCTCAAAGATTCGCTCGCAGTAGGATTCTACCTGCTCCGTGGCGATCTCGATAAGCGAGTCCAACTGGTCCGAAGAGTACTGGCGAAGTGCCACGCCCAGCGGCTTATTCTTAAACTCATCCGCTGTGATGTACTTTCGAGCCATTCGTTACCTCATTTCTTCCTACGAAGACGTGTGAATGCAGCGCTTGAAGATGGCTCGGCGTTTACCGCCAAGGTCTAGCGACTTATTGCGCTGAAGAACCGCTTTCTTGAGCAGGCTCTTGTTCCGAGCGAAGGGTCGAGCCATTGAAAGCCTCCCTTAGATATTCTTGATAGTTGTCCCAAGTAAGTTCTTTTGCACGCTCAATGCCCTTCTTGGACATGATGGCGCGGCGCTCTGCGCTCTTTCGAAGTCGGCTAATCTCGTCAGCAATGACGGATGGCTTGATGTTGGCGTATCTGCTATGGCTTTTGTTAATCACCCAGTCATTGACCTGCAATCTAACACCAGCATTGCCGATTACCTCAGCCCCTGCGCCGTAGTTCGTATGCATCACGGGAAGACCGCACGCCATTGCCTCAGCCAAAGGAAGACCAAAGCCTTCCACCTGTGAGGGCAGGACAAATACGTCTGCCATGTTATAGAGATCAACAAGACCAGGCTTGTTGACTCCGCGCAGTTCAATCGCGTCGTTGTGACGCTTATGATCTGGCGGGAAGAATACTCGGTCGGAGATCCCCATCTCTACCGCAAGTTGCGGGAGATTGTGTCCGCCGAGGTAGTAGTTGTTAAACGGAACTGTATGTGCATACAGGATAACGTCTTTGTACTTGCTCGAGATAATACTGATCGCCTCGAACAAACGTCCCCATTGCTTTCGCTCGACGTTCTGTGCTACGCACATGACGACGAACTTATCGTTCCAGCCTACGGCATAGCGCTTGGCATCTCGCTCATCCGCACTCATTGGTGCGAAGTCGCTCGAAACCCCATGGTACGCCATCTTCGCATTCAGACCCGCTGCCTTTAGGATCTCCACGCCGTAGTTTGAGCACGTGATTAGATTGAGCCTTGGTGTCTGACTTAGAACGTCGACCCACTGCTGATTCAGCGGAGCGCCCTCGACGGGCATGTACGCCGTGATCGGAAGTTGGTACAGATTCTTTTTGAGAAGCCATGCTGTCACCGTTGCTGGATCGCCAATGATGTGGACTGCCTCAGGAGCATGCTCCTCAACGACCTCATCTACTAGCGTCCATCCAATCGAGTCAATAGCCTGATTCTTGATCGGGAAGAACTTACCACCAGGGATTTCCCTTTGGGCTGTGTCCTGTCCGCCGATGACGAGCAACTCATGACCCGCATCGAGCAATTCTTTGTAGGCAACGGAATTGACGATACCGAAGCCAGTTTTAATAAACGGGGAATCACCAAGCATCAGGATTTTCATGTCAGTCCTCGACGATCTCGTAGCCATTCATGCGCATGCGGTTGACCCAGTGCGGCTTATCCGCAGGGATCACTGCTACGCTATTCACAACTTCAACTTCACCGTCGTAGAAATACTCGGTGCAGTTGATATCAGACGAAACTTCATGCTTCATCTTGACATCTTTTGGCTCGCCATCGAGTCGAGAGATCGAAGGTTCTACTCGCTTAGGCATCATGTGCCTCCTTTCAGTATTGGTGGCGGGGAGTCGACCCTCACTGGAGCCGACCCCCCGCCGCTAACATTACACTAGTCAGAGGACTAGAGCAAAATTAGATCGTGAAGCCCTTAAGCAGCACTGGGCGACCCTCGAGCGCAAACCCGAAGTAACCCTTGATGAAGAAGTCCTCAGAGTCCTTCGTCTTAGCAAGTTGCTCAAACGTAAAGTCCTGATTGACGATCAACTTCATGTCCTCGCGGCGACCCACGAGAATCCAGTCCTGGGTAAGGTGGTCATCCGTAACGATCGGAAGTCCGTCGTACGAAAGGACGCGGAAGCCAGCGCCGACCTCAACTCGGTCAACGAAGCGCTGCTGCGCCTGAAGAAGCGAGTTGATCTTGCGTCGAACTGCCATCGTCGTAATGATGACGTTGCCTTCGCCCTTGGTGTCGTCGAGAGCCTTGTCAATCATGGCAAGGGTCAACGCGCCCGACGCAGTGGTCGTACCACCCTCGTCGCCTGGGGCTGAAGTGTTCACCTGGGCAAGTGCGCCGACCAACTCGTTGTTCGAGTCGCCCGTGCCATCACCGTGGATGATTGCGGAAGTCAGTCGCTCAGCGATCACGCCCGAATGGACGCGGATCTCTTCCTGAAGCGCATTGACCACGCCGCCCGAGGCGGCAATAAGAGGACCAGTGACCTCGCCACGGGTGTAGAGGAACTTTACGTTCTTCGCAACCTTAGCGTAGGTCGAATCCGTTGCGCTTGGAAGCGAGCCACCATCGGCACTGAATGTAGCCGTTGGAAGCGCGGTGCGCTTGCGGATGTAGTAGGTCTGGGTAGGCCACTGAACGCGGTTAACCAAACCAAGAAGTGGGGTAGCCTTAGCAACGTAGTCTCGAATAACTGGATCAACAACCTCAGGAATGAGGTATCCACCAGTAGACGAAGACAACGAACTAAGTGCTCGCTCGATGTCAGCCATCGTTAGATCTCCTTAGTATAATTGTTTACTTGTTATAAAGGTTCTTGAGAGCATAGCGAAGTCGGTCTTCGGGAGCCATGCTGCCCAGATCGATCTCATCGCTCTCGAACTTACCACGGACCAAAGCCGCAGGGACCTTACCAGCAGGCATCTCTTCGAGAGCCTTGATATAGTCAGCCTGCTTCTCAACGGTCTCGCGAAGGACTGCCGTGCTCTCGTCAACCTTGGAGGTGACAAAGGCGGTAATCGCATCAGCAAGGTCGCGCTTAATCACGACCCCGTTGAAGTCCACATTTTCATCAGGGGCTGTAGCCTCAACAGGCGTAGCCTCCACGGTCTCTGCAACCGTCTCTTCATCTTCCGTGATGCCGAGCGCAGCAACCTGCTCATGAAGCGCCTTAAGTGCAGCCATGAACGCCTTAGCGTCCTTCTTGGCGATGCGTGCGCGCTCTACTTCCGCTTCTACTGGGGCATCCGCAACGGGAGCCTCTTCGACCTGAGCATTCTCCACAACGGGAGCATCCTCAACAGCGGCAGTCTCTACAGGAGCCTGCTCTTCCACAACGTCAGCGACGACGGGAGCCGCAGACTCGGCGGCGACGTTCTCTACCTGCTCAGCAGGTGCGTCAGCCTTGACGAGTTCCTCTGCCATAACCTCTCCATTCTCCGCGCCTTCAATTGAGCGCGCGAGTACTGTTCCAAACGACGGGACCCAGGAAGGGCGTGTCGTGTTGCTAATCTCCTTGAGAGCGATGCGCAGGAAACGAATTACCTGCTCACCAGTTGTCTCATCACGGAGCATCTTATATTGAACGCCATCACCTGCGATCGACATCCCGTATTGCTTCCCGCGCTTGATCCTGCCATGCAGGTAGCGGGCTGCTGGGTTGTCCTCGTCCAGGCGAACGGCGACGTTCAACCGATAGTCATTATCGACAGAGCCAGAAATGACTGTGCCGAGTTCGCGAAGAACCCCATCCTTCTGATGGTGGTCGAGGTACGGGATTGGATCGCCCGCCGAAGCGCGCTCCTCAATCTGCTTCGCAAAGTCCTCGATTGCTGTGGTGTCCATCTCAGTGCCATGCGAATCTCGCTCTGGACCAGATGCCTGACCGTAGATAAATAGACCATCGCTGGTCTCTTCTGCTCGGTCAACTGGGATTGTAATCTTCCAGTTATTAGTTGACATTAAAGACTCCTCAGAACGCTGGCTTGTAGACTTGAGGAAATCGATCTTTACAAGATCGGAAACACGTTGACCAAGAAGGTTTGGTGTCTCTTCCCAATTCAAGCCATTGTTTACGTAGGTCTGTACTAGCGCCGCTGGGCTTTCTGGACTGGATTCAATACTGTAAGGTGAATCTGCGAAGCCAAGTCTTCCTTGGGTCATCACATACATTACCCTTCCGTATGAAACACGTCCTTCGTAGTTCCACATTACGAAGTCGCCTTCTGCAAGTTCTTGCGGAGCGGCTCGTTCTGCGTCATCGCTTTTAACGATGCTATTTGCCCACGACTTGCCAGCGTCTCCGCCCCAAGCGTCCCAAGCAACTCTGCCTGGTGAGGGATAGCCCTCTTCGCCTGCGCTGAATCCAGTGGCTTTCTTATCTACTTCATGTCGAGCGAAGAACGACTTCATGCGCTTTAAAGTGTCGACGGAGACGCTCGCACCGCGAGCCAAATCCGATGCGCGCTTCCGACCTACGTCGGTGAAGTTTGCACCAGCCTTACCATCTTCGATCCACTTCAATGCTCGCCGTGCGGCTGCTCGAACGCCCTCTGGAGGACTGTATGATTCTGCTCGTTCTAGTTCTTCCATCAATCCTCCTACTCCTGCGGATTCGCAGGTGCGCCAGTCTTGGAGGCGAGGATTGCTTGCGCGGCGCTCTCGACTTCCTGCACAGGCATTAGCCCGAGCGGAGTCGACAGCGAAGCAACGTCGCCACCTTCGATTGGGGGAAGACCAAGTTTGTTGCGTACATAGTTAATGGTGTAGATACCGTGAGAGAGACCTTTGATGTACATATCCATCTGGGCTGACTCATCTCGGTAATCGACCTCTGCATGCTGGAACAGCGTGTCCTTGATATTGAAGATCACAAAAAGCAATTGCTCGTTGATTACTTCTTCAATCACTGACTGGAGAGGCTTGATCGTTTCAGATCGGAACGTCTTGTCGTTCTCGGCTGACTGCGATCGGTTGGCACTCTCTGACGTTCCGCCCAACTTTGTGTAAGGCAGATCGAAGACCGCAAGGATCTCCATCGTCAACTGCTTTCGTCCCTCGATGAACTGCATCTCTGCAGGAGAGGAGACCGACTTGGAAACGTCTACGTCACCTTCAAGCAGCAGCGGCTTGTGCGCGTTGGCTGCTGAAGTGTATTCCTTCTTGAGGAACTCACGGTTGCGCTCAACCTCCTCACGGGAGGCATTACGCATATTGAAGACGATACCAGTCTGCGCAGAGTTTGCGAAGAATGCTTCGTTGTAGGTTTGCGCGAACAGGTCCTGAGCGACCGTCGAGGTCAGCGACTCAAGCGGGCTAAGCCCGTAGAGATCGTTGTCTGGGTCAGCAAATCGGAAATGAACAAACTCACTTGGCTCGTACTGGATCTCTGTACCATTCTTGGCATCTCGAACGATGTACGAGGTAACCTCACGGGTGAGGTTATTGATGACAATGTTCACCTGCGATGGGGCGACGCGGATCATCTGGAACGGAACCCCGTTGCGAGCAGGGGTCAGATACCAGTAGGCATCTCCATAAATCAGGAGGTCGCGGTAGGTTTCGCGGAGGAGCGCAACGGAGTTAGACCGCTGCATGATCTCGGCGATTTTGGCGGCAGCAGCCTCATTCAGCGCCTGCGCTCGATCGCGTGGGATGAACTGGAAGCCAGAGGCAACGGCAGTTCGAGCGATCTTATCGATGACAGAGCGAACGATAGGGTGCTGCTTGTACATCCGCGTGTAGGTCGCCCACGACTTGGCGGGCGTTTCACGCTTCTGGTCATTAGCAATAGAAATAATGTTGGTCGCACGTTCGACCTTGATAGCCTTACTCTTCGCCATTCTCAGCCTCCTTGGACTTGCGCGAGATGAACACGGCATCGCCGCTCTTCCACGTCACAGTCATCGCACACTTACGGCACGGACCACTGACGCGACCGTCGATCTCACGGAATAGGTCTTTAAACTTAATGCGCAGAACTTTATCGTCGCCTTCAATCCCGAAAAGCGACCCGCAGTGCTGGCACTTCACAGGATTTGGCATAGATAGCCCTTCCATTAAGGTGCGTTGTGTGAGCGGGGGGAGGGGCAGCCTCAACCGTCGCCAGACAGGGACCCTCTGGGTATGTCTCCCGCCCACGTAAGGTTCCGCTGCCTACAAAGCGGGCAGACGGAAGTTGACGTGGGTTCACCAAGCAAAGTTAATCGCTGGTGATTTTCGCCCGACTCCGTAGAGTGCGAGCATCGCGGACCAGTAATAGTCGTCGTGCTCGTTGTCGCGCGCTCGGAACAAGTAGTTCCCAGCCTCTGACTTACGACGCTCGATGGAGTGGATCTCATGGAGCAGGTCGCGATGCCGAGGCATACGGATCTTGCCAGTCTAGAGATCACTCTTGAAAGACGTTGCCCAGTTTTCTTTGAGCGCTTGCGTGAAGACCACAGACTCGACGATTCCCCCATGGGAAGCGACGAGCCGCTCGGCGATCACCGCGCCAACGCCAGTAGCGTCGACCGTGACTCGCAAGGGCTTCAGGTCAGCAATCAATTTCTCGAAAAACTGGACCTGCTTCTCGTAGTCGTCCTGTGTCTCGAAGGTCTTCACGATCGTCTTTACGCCAGTCTCCTCATCGAGGTGAGCGACGGTGACAACGGTCTTGTCTACCTTCTTGGCAAGGTCGATGCCGATACAGTACTTGAGCGACGGGTCGTACGGCTTGCCCAGGAGTTCGTCATCGACGTTTTGGACGATGAGACCCCACGGGTAGAAGTTGACCGACTCGTCGGCGAACGAGCACTCATACTCCTGTCGGAAGGAGTCGATGCCCATGTTGTTAAAGATTGACTTGATCGAATCAGTTCCCCAACGGTTGACCCGTTCAGGTGTGTCGTAATCGGCTGCTAGCGCCGTGCTCTCTGCGGGGTCGATCGACATGATCGAGCACTCCCACCATGGGACGACGTGAACTGAGTACTCGGGGTATCGAGCACGGTCGTTAGCGATCTCAAAAAACAAGCCGCTCTGTCCGAGGGGCGTTGATACGATCGTGAGCCGTGAGTCGCCGCGAGTTGTCGCAGGAATCGCTGCATCGTAGAGTTTCCGAGCGTCACGAATGAACGCGAACTCATCGAAATAGACATCCTTCTCACCACCGCGCACGGCTGAAGACGCAGGCTGCGAAATCAGGTATGAGGTGTCTGGGTGGTTATGGAGGCTAAATTCGAACTCCGCCGACGTGTAAATCGGCGCTCGGAATCCCGATAGTTCAGGGATAGAGAAGTAGAATTGCTTGGCATAGTTAACTTTGTCTGATGCCTCTTTCTGGTTGATCGAGACGTAGTTAACCTTCTTGGAGCGGTTTGTGAGGATGCGGTGAAGCCCCTCGCCAGAGATGATGTAGGAGAAGCCGATCTGTCGCGACTTGGCGACGATACGGAACTTACTCTTGTCGTTCAGGAACCGAATCTGATACGGCTCCAGTTTCGTCGGCATCCCCTTGGTCTCCGTCAGGAGTTCTAGGAAGAGCGACGGAGACTCCTTCAATAGGGCTGCCAACTGCTCCCGAGAGGGTTGCGAGCCGTGCAGGGTCAATTCCTCTGGATTCAAATACATTTTGTATAAACGTCACGGCGTTCGGCACATCGTCGCCCTTCTCGTGCTTTTCCATCTGGAAACGGAGCGCGAGGAGTTCTTTGATCGTGCTGGAGCGCTGTGTCGCCTCCCGTGTTAGTTGCCCACCGCTGATCTCGTCCGCGAGTTGAGGGAGCAAGGCTTTGAGTTGGAGCGACAAGAAGATGTCAATGTCCTTCTCAAGCACGGGCTTTTCTTGACCACCGAGGACTCCTGACAGGTAGTTCCAGTCCTCACGGGAAAGGAACGGAGCCAGTTTCTCTTTGAGCGCCGTGACGGAGACCGTTTCGGTCTTCGGCTTGGTCCGCGCCCCTTTGGGTCGTCCTCGGTTCGCCGCGCCTACCGAGGCAGTCGCGGCACGCTTGGGTGTATCGGACATCTGGGTGTCTCTACTTTCAAATCGAATTTTTTAAAATTTTGACCGCCCCATCAGTTGTACCAGTCAGGCTGGTCAGCCAGTGGGTAGTCGTAATTTTTTTTCTAACCATCTTCCAGTTTAGCCTGGTAAGAATAGTCTTCCTACTCTATATGGGATTTAGGGTACTGATTCGTCCTGATATTAAACATAGAGTATGACTTTGACCAAGGAACACCCCTCTTTTTCTGCCCATGCCTGCCAGATTGTTACAGTTTCTGCCAGTCAGACCAGGGTATGGGTAAAAAAGTTAGAAAAGTACATGTATTTCCTGTCGCTACCAGCCCGAGGCGAAGAAACTCTTTATGGAGCCATTTCTAGGGTGGGAATAGGGTGGCATTATTCGCGGATTCTGGGCGTGCGTGCTGCGAATCTATGCGTAGCGGGAACGGGGCGGCACTAGTCGCCCCCCCCGCCTAGTGTTAGGGGGTACGCAATGGGAACGGAACGCAACGCAACGGCTACGGGGTCGGTAGCACTCCGCACGGGCGACGATGTCGCCGCGTGGGATGCTATCCGCGCCGCGGTCGCCGCTAACGGGTCGGTTAGGTTCGCGGTTGCCGCGGTCGCCGATGCCGACGATATCGCGGCGGAGGGGTTCGCCGCGTGGGTGTCGGCGGGTCGCCCCGCGTGGTCGGCGTATGATGCCGCACTCGCCGCGGTTCGCGCACTCCGCCCGCATCGCGACACTATCGGCGACGATGCCGACGCGGTCGGGTATATGTCGGAGGATATCGGCGACGGGCTAACCCTCGCCGATGTCGCCGCGGATATCGCCGACGATAGCGGCGACTATGTCGCGACGGGTACGGCGCGCGGATTCGCCGACGGGTCGCGGTTCGCGATTGTGTACGCGGGCGGCTACGATGCCGACACCGCGACGCTAACCGATGCCGCGGGGCGGGTAGTCGCGACGGGATCGGATGCGATCCTCGCCGCGCGTACCCTCGCCCTACGGGATGAGGTCGCCGCGTCGCACGGGGTCGCCGCGGCTAACCGCGGGGCGGCTAACCTCGCCGCGTGGGAGGGTCGCGATGAGGATGTTGCCGCGGCACTCCGCGACGCTGGCACGGGTCGCGGCTACGCGGCACGGGTCGCGGTCGCGATGGGTTGGATGTCGGAGGATAGCACCCCCGCCGAACGACTCGCCGCGATGAATCGCGCACGGGTCGCGGTCGCGCGACTCCGCCGCCGCACTAACCCCGACGAGTCGCACTCATCGCGCGACTAGCAGGGAGGGCGGGGGGTAGCACCCCCGCCCTAGCACCCCTCGCCCCTAGCGGGCGGGGGGTGTTTTTTTGTACCCGCTACACGCACGCCCTACCCGTACACCCCGCAACGCGCCACGCTACGCCCCGCAACGGGTCGCACCCCTACAATCCCGCACCCCGCCCGATATCGCCCCGCTACGGGTCGCGTACGCGGTCGCCCTACTCCCGCCGCCACAATCCGCGCGGGTCGTAGTGTGTAATGGTCGCGGTTGGGACATAGCCCGTAATGGTTGGTGTATAGAGTGGAGGGGCGGACAATCCGCCCCCCGATAGTGTAAGGGGTGAACGATATGGAAACGACGGATAAGGTGCTCATCATTGGCGGAGTCGTCGCAGGGGCGGTGCTCGGTCAGCACTTCGCGGATATTGTCGGCGGCATCGTCGGCGGGTTCGCAGGGCTAGGGGTGGTGTGCGTAGTCTACGCAATCGCGGACGAAGTGAATATGCGACTCCGCGAACACTACACACGCAAGGCGTAAGGGTAGACGGCACGGGTAGGGGGTAGCGTTCCCCCCTCCCGTGCCGCTACGCATTGGATATGTGTAATGGTAGCGGTTGGGACATAGCCCGTAATGATTCGTGTATATATTGGAGGGGTGGGGTATCCATCCCCCTAGTGTAGAGGTGCTACGATGGGACTACTCGCAACGATCCGCCGCAACGGGGGGGCTACGCTCAATGCGGATACCCTAACCGACGCGGCACTATCCGACGGCTACGCGGTCGGCGTGGCAACGGGTACGGCACTCATCCTCCCCGATGATGCCGATGATACGACCCTCGGGGTCGCACTCCGACTCATCGCGGGGGCGTATGATTGTTCGTTCGTCGGGGCGTGGGTCGCCGATGACGGGGTACACCTAGACCCCGTGGAGGTCGCCCCTACCCTCGCCGATGCGATGGTGGCGGGTCGCCGCTACCAGCAGCGGGCGGTGTACGACCTAGCCCGCGGCGAAGAGGTCGCGGTCGCCTAGCGGGGCGGGGCGGGGGCGGGATGCCCTCGCCCCATCCCCTACCATTACACATATGGTTCCGTATTCCCGCGCGCTTTTTCATAGACGATATGTGTAATGGTTCAGGTTGGGACGATATCCGTAATGGTTGGTGTATATATTGGAGGGGGCGGAGAATCCATCCCCGATAGTGCGAGGTGTATATGGTTCGGTTGATGGTTCAGGTGTTCGCGGAAACAACATACGAACGGGCGTTCTATCAGGTGGAGTTGGCGGCACGCACCGAGAAGGGTGTATTCCGCGAGGGTAAGAAACTCGCCGCCGCCCTAGCCGCAACATTGGAGGGGCGTACCATTACCAGCGGGGTGATGCTAACGGAAAACGCGCAACGGGCGGCGTACGGGTCGGTGATCCAAAGCAACTACCGATAGGCGGTAGCGGGGGGCGGGGGGAAACTCCCGCCCTAACCGCGCGCATTACACATATCGGGTCTTCCATTACGGGCTTCGTGGTTGTCCGATCCCGCGGGAATATGTGTAATGCTGGCGGTTGGGACGAACTCCGTAATGGTTGGTGTATATAGTGGAGGGCAGGGAGAATCCCCGCCCCTAGTGTTGGAGGTGTTTATGCCTAGCAGGGTCGCTAATAAATCGGCGGAGTTTCATATTCGCAACGGCATCCCGTTCGTAGGGTCTAACTTCTACGGGGTCAAGGGGTCAATGTTGTTCGGGTCGGATCGTTGGTATCTGGCAGGGGCAGCGTTGGAACGATGGTCAAAGGATCAAGACGCGGGGCGGATCGTGTACTCGGTCTGGTCGTACGCAACCCCGATTGCGTGGCTGGTTGAGGGCGAGGGTTGGATCATCCCGCCCGTCAAGTACTCAATGAGCACGGGTCGGCATCAAGGGTATGTGCGCCGCGCGGTAGCGTAGGCGGCAAGGGGAGGGGGCAGGTCGCCCTCTCCCCTACTACCATATGTGTAATGATTGCGGTTGGGCTAATATGTGTAATGGTAGCGGTTGCGCCGAAGTCCGTAATGCTTGGTGTATATAGTGGAAGACAAGCAACGATGCTCAATACGAAGTCCGTAATGGATGGTGTATAGAGTGGAGGGGCAGACCGAATCCTAGGATCGGTACGACTTCCAATGGTGAGGCTCTTGGACGAGCGAGCAGTTATGCCGCAGCCATAAATGCGGGTATAAGAGGGGCAAAGGGCGATGACCGCTAAACCAATGTATCGGAGGAGCGGTAGGGCGCGAGGAGGGCAACCCCCGACGGGGGGCAAACCCGAATCACCCGAACAAGAGGGGGCTACCCGACGGGGTAGTCCCCTTCTTGCTTACCCTCTACCATTACACACATCCAAATCCATCCGATTCCCTATATGTGTAATGCTACGGGTTGCGCCGAACTCCGTAATGATTGGTGTATATATTGAGGGGCGACCCCAACAAGGGGCAGAGAGATGGGTGAGGTGAAATCGGAAACTCACTCCCGCCGCAGGAGGGTGAAACTGCCGTCCCTCAGATAGCCCGTAATGGGTGGTGTATATAGTGGGAGGTGTACCAATGGCAGTAGGCGTGAACTTGACGGACTTGATCCGCTACGAGAACGGGGAGATGACCGAGGAGGAGGTTGTGAACTTCTTCCAAGACCTCTACGATTCTGGGGTGTGGCATCAACTACAAGGGCATTACCAGCGCACGATGAACGATCTCGTTCAGGCGGGACTGGTGTCGGTGTTCGGGAGCAACTAATACAAGGGGGGCGCACTACCCCCCGACCTCTGGGACGGCAGGGACGCACCCCCCCTGCCGTCCCTTCTACCATATCCATATGTGTAATGCTTGCGGTTGGGCTGGCAGGGCTGGCAAATGTGTAATGGTTGGGGTTGGGCTGGCAGAACTGGGCAGGATTGTGGGGAAATGGTAAAGAAAACCTAACCAAACCATAATCATTACACACATAATCGCGCGACGGGAATAGCCTAGATTTAGTGTGTAATGGAAAAGGTTCAGACAAAGAGCAAGTTCGTAATGGTCTGGGTTGATTCGTGCTCAGAAGGGTATATATCCGTAATGATTGGTGTATAGAGTGGAGGGTGAGCATCCCCTAGTGGATGAGTCTACCCCCCTATGTGATCGCCATATTTATGGGGTATTTCGGCGCGATTTATAGCCCGTAATGATTGGTGTATAGGGTGAGGGGTTCGGTGTGAATCCCGACCGACGAGGTAGTCGGTAATGGTGGGTGTATATAGTGGGAGGTGTGTATGGCGTACTACAAGGGCAATACGAGTCTACCAGAGCATTGGGGAGTGATCCGCACGACCCTTCACGATGGGACTGAGCGTGTGAGTAAGCGGTGGATGGCGTACGAGGGTGCGGATACCCTTGACGACTTCCGCCAAGCGTGGAAGCGCACCCGTGTGTGGAAGTGCGGGATTGCTCATCAGGATGCGTATCGGATTGAGCCGACCCCGTGCGCGGTGTGCGGCGTGCTCATCACGCAGGACTGCGACCCGAACGACCGCCCCTTCGTGGAGTGGAAGCGCGGGTGGGCGGATCTACGGGTCAAGCATTACAAGTGCGCGTGGGGTCAGACTCTCAACGCGGTGGTGAACCTGAGTCGGGAACTAGCATAGTCCGTAATGGTTGGTGTATAGAGTAGGAGCACCCCCTAATGGGGGAGATGGAGGTGGGTATGTCTGAGCAGGAGTTTATCAACATCACGCCTAGCAGCGACGGCTACGCAATGATGGCGGCGGTGTTCGCTGAGGATATTCTGGGCAATATCCGCAAGAGTGATCGGGAGCGTATGACCGCACTCTTGGGATCGGTTATCAACATTTCGGCGCACTTGGGCAACAAAGCGGCGCAGGACGACGCGGACGCGATCAAAGCGTACGAGTGGCTCGTGGAGCGGTTCCCCGCGAAGTAAGCCCGTAATGGTTGGTGTATAGGGTAGGAGGTGGGTTATGAAGATCGGTAGCGCAGAGCGATATGGCGAGCATTACAAGGTGGTTCGGATGTTCTTTGAGGATCGTCCGCGCGAGGTGGTCGCGAAGTATATGACCCTTGCGGAAGCGCAGGAGTGGTGTCGCGACCCCGAAACGAGCAGCAGCACCGCGACGAGCGCGGAAGCGGTTGCCCGTACGGAGAAGTACGGCGCGTGGTTTGACGGCTACGAGGAAGCCTAACCGAAATCATTACGCGCTTCGGCGCGTGTGGAAGTGTGTAATGCTAGTGGTTGGGGTCAAAAGCAAAGCCCGTAATGATTGGTGTATAGAGTGGGAGGTGAAGTATGAAGGTTCGGTGTGATGAGTGTGGTCGGGTCTTTGACCTGAACAACAACGAGCAAGCGCAGGAGTGGTACTACGGACACGATTGCGAATAGTCCGTAATGGTTGGTGTATATAGTAGGAGGTGTGTATGAAGATTACAAGCGTGGTACTGGAACCGAACGACGCGGTGAATATCGTAGTCGGCGCGATTGAGGGCGGCACGGGGTATTGGGCAGAGTGTACCGATTACAAGTGGAAGCGTTGGTATGTGAATCCCGACGCTAAGTTTGACGACCCCGACCACGACAAACTGCGGGATATCCCCCGCGACGAGGTGCTCGTTCGCATCAAGGAGGACGAGGACAACGGCGAGCCGACGCGCGATGTGAACGACTGGTTTGAGATTACGACGGAGAACTTGGAGCGAGCGGTGTGCGCGGTGCTGAATAGCGAGTACGCCCATACCATCTCGTTTGACGCATACGGCGGCGAGATAGATGTGGACGCGACGGGCGCGGATATCATCTTTCAGTACGCGATGTTCGGAGAACTTGTCTTCGCATAGCCCGTAATGATTGGTGTATAGAGTAGGAGGTGGAGTATGGCAGGGTTTTATAAACACAACTGCGACGAGTCTAAGTCGGCGAACTACCCGCGAGGTATCACAATCACGGCGAAGGTTCTAGCGAATCTGAAACCGATAGATGGAGATAGTCGGGTCTTCTGGGTAGAGGACACGCATAGCGATTTATTCTCAGACCAGACTACGGCAGAGTCGCTCTACTGCTTAGACTGCGATAGCGACTTCGCTAGGGTCGTGGTAGGGCTTGATCTGGTACAGGTGGAGTCTATGCTACAAGACGGCGAACTCGCAGAAGTGGAGTGGGTAGAAGAATAGGCAAGCCCGTAATGGTTGGTGTATATAGTGGGAGGTGGATATGTACGAGATGATGACTTGCTCTGAGTGTGGGGAGATGGCGTACTACCCCGACGAGGTTGCCGTGGGCTTCTGGGTTCACGATGGCGGTCTGGCGGTCAAGGACAATATCTTCGCAACGCTGAGCGTGGCAGATATTACCGACGCAACTGGTACGAGCGTACCAGAAGGCGCGAAGGTCTATTGCTTGGAGTGTACGCCGTGCGAGTGCGGTGAGCACAAGAAGTTTGCGACGCACACGGCGGAGAATATCGTGGCATACGAGAGTGGCTCAAAGTGAGCACGAAGGTATGGTGCGACGACTGCGAGCGGTTTGAGGTTGTCTGCGCGTGTGTGGACAACCCTGAGCGAGATAATGCGTGCTACGAGTTGGAGCAGTCAGAGAACTGCGAGCACGGGCAGGAGGTTTAGGATGAGTCATATCAAGGAAACAAAGCGGTTTCTTGCCGAGGTGGACTTAAGCGCGGTCAA